GTTGAAAGCCGCGTATGGGTTAATGGGGTTGTTGGGCTAGGTGTTAAAATAGACTGATATAGAAAAGCCCCGTAATGGGGCTTTTATTGCTTATATTCGGCTTCTTATATTCAATCTTCGTTCATTACTGTTTACTTTTAACCCCTTACATCACAAGTGTAAGGGGCAGTTTATTGTAAATCTAGTAGATAAGAAGATGTCTTCCTGTATTGAGAATATTAGTTGATCGCGCTAAAAAGGAACATAGCTAATTCTGTGTACCTGATACCGTAGCGGTTCCCTGCTTGGATTCCATTATCGAGATCCTCTTCCCATTCATCATAACAAAGTAAAGAATAGTCGTGAGCGCCTAAGCCATGCTTCTCAAATATAGCTTTAACTGTTTGTGCTCCTACACCAAAGTGAATTCGCGCATCACCTTCTTCCTTGTAATTCCACTTGAACTTCTTAATGCAACTTTTTATTTCTAAAGCTACAGCTTTCTCTTTCTCTTCAATCGCGTCATCTTACGCTCCTTTCTTTTTATGTGTACTCCGTTTGTCGACTAACATACGGCTATTTGTAATTATATTTTAAGGTAGATTACAGATATTAAAAAGGCTCCGGTTAAGGAGCCTTTTTGTTGGGTGGTGGGATTAATCTCCCACAGAAGGCTTTATTGAGTACCACTTCCTTAGCTTGATAACTATCAGCTAACGTAAGAGTGAAAAACTCATGTTTCTTCCATCTACGGGAGTTGCCGAATCAGAACCGCACAATATTGAGAACGTATTGGGTGTAACTTGAACGCAGCTAATCATCAGCGTTCTTGCTACAGAAGTATTCTCTCCGTCACAGTTTAATATTGGGTTTGTGTAATTCAGTCTAGTTGTCACCGTATAATCCCCGATGTCATTTCTTACTACGTTAGTTATGTTGTATTGGTTGTTTATATTAATAACACCATCACCTGTAAACTGAACGTAAGCATCTGATTTTTTATTTGTAATATTTAGCAATTCTTCACCTATTAACGGTGATGGATTCGATGGTCCAACCTTTACAATATTGTTCTCCCAGTCAGTGTTGCCATATACCTTGTAAAAGTTTGAATAATCCCCTATCACATTTACATTGTTATTTTTGACACTAATACCTTCTACCGATGAGCCGATATTTAACGCATAGAACCCTTGTGAGGTAGATTGTTTACCGTTTGATGATGCGCGGATTTTATTGTTACTAATATCGATATTTTTACCGCCTTCGATATTTATCAAATGGTTGTCGAACGCCTCATATTCGCCAACAACACCCGAGACACCGACATCTGCAAACAAGTTATCTCGCACCGTCAATCCGTCAACGTCGGTGACAATAAGAAGATTAGTACAAGCTTCCCAGTACCCCCCTATAATCGAAACAGCTTCTTTCAGTTCTGTGCCTGCCAATCCTATCGCATACGTGTCGCTATCTGACAAGCTTGAAAAACCATTATACGTAGACTGCTTGTTGCCTTGGCAATTAAGTAGCTGAATAGTCTGACCCGCTCTTATAGCGAATCCTCTTGATCCTCGTATCGCTATACAATTTTCAAAAACTACATCACCACCATTACAGTCAATAAGAAAAGCTATATAATCTGTAGGCACAGGTTCACCAACCCATTGAACCCCTTTGACCCTAGCTGTGGATGTTCCTAGAGGCGCTTCGCTTTCTAATCCCAATAGATGAATGCCACCTCCATTATAGTCAGTCATATATAGATATTCATATCGCACCTGCGGGATGGAGCTTTGAATACAAGCGGAACCATTGCCACCGTATATAAGTAAATTTCGTATTGTTGCACCGTTAGTCAGATTTTCCACGCTGAATAATGGACCTGTTGAATCAGGGTCGTGGTATATTCTCGCTGCTTGATTTGCCGCGCTCCCGTTTTCCGGTCCTTGTAACGTAAATTGAGTGTTATTGACTAATGTTCTTGTTATCCTAAAAATTAAAGATGGTGGCACATACACAACCGAGTAAGGTTTGTAATCCATAGCAGCCTGAAAAGCATCAGTGTCATCTGTAACCCCATCACCAACAGCTCCAAAGTCCATAACGCTTACATAGTCAGCAAACCTATCATCCAAACGCCTAGGTGTTGTACTACCTGTTGCTGTGACTTCAGTACTAGATACTGTCTGCGCCGTCAACGGCTCCGTAGCTTCATGCCCCGTCGCCACACTACCCTGCTCAAACTTACAACTATAAATATCCGTTGCTGAGTTGGCGATAGTAATACGCCAGTTTCCGTCCCCGCTATCGCTGAACGATACGTGAGAAGTGTCTGGTGCTGTGACAGCGCCTGATACTTTTCCAGCTAAACTGGCGGTGTATTCTGTAAGGTCGCCGTCTTTAGGTACTAGAGTATATATTGAGCTAACACCGTCTTGAGTCCAGTTTAGAATGTCATTAACGCGAGTTACGCCAGAAGCACCGTTTACATCATCAGCAAACCAACCGCTAAAGATTTGGAATCCCGCTGGATAGTCTTGAGGTGTCGCGCTCGGTGCTGGGAGTGAATCATCAGGTGATTCAACTTTAAATTGGCCGTTTGATAGTAGGTTTGGGTTGCGCACATTACTAGCGCTAATGTTAACCTTCCAATTAACATTATCCCCTACAGGGTCAACGCTAGTGTTTTGCAGTGCCGTAAAGTAGTTTCCAGTAGGCTTCCCGCCAATTTGAGTTTGCCAAACCTCTCCATGTGTCGCACTACCGCCAGTGTCAGGCCATAATCCTTGATATCCTGCCGTGCTTGCCGACGCTTCCGCAGCCGTAGCCGAAGCACTAGCCGCATTAGCGTTACCTTCCACATCGGTAACAGCTTGATTCATGCCGTCGATTGTGGCGTCTAGCTCAGCCGCAAGCTGAGCCTCATAGCTCAGTTGGCCAAACATATTTTGCGTAAACTCGGTTTGAGTTTGGCTACCGTCTGGATTTGCAACTTGTCCAGTGTAGGGTGTTAACTTTGGAATGGTCATCTAAATAACTCCTGTGTGTTTTGCATGATTTTAACACAGTTTGTGAGGCGCATCACACAGATGCGCGCACAGTGATTTGATAGTTAATGTCGTTAGGCATGTTAAACGGTATCGGGCTGCGCTCGAAGAATCCGTAAGTAATCATTCTCTGGTCACTGCCGATATCGCCAACCCATAGCGTGTTTTTACCTGTCAGCCCGTCTAGAAGCTTCTGTATTGATGGGTTAGTTAGTTTTGGCACTAGTACATCATAGGTATTTAATTCAACCACAATAGGCGCAGCGCCAGTCGGATAACCAAACTCGTTGTATTGCTGCTCACGGTATCGGAATCGGTCTGATTTTGTACCATTGGCAACAAGCGTACCGATATTAACCGCAAAACCAAACGCAAGCTCACCAATCTGCACATCTGAGCCTGAGAATGTAACCCTGATTGTTGTGTTTGGTAGTGGCGGCAAATCTTCAACTATCAGCTTTTTAAGTGCCACAATCTGATAAAACACATAGGTGTAGTGGTCATAGATTGCTGAAAAGTCTGATGCTGTAAATGTTTTATCGTAAATGTTTGCGCCACCTGTGTCGTCAACCTCAACTCGCACCGATGAAACACCTGAAAACCCCAGCACCGCTAACGTGTTAACGTAGGTGACTGGATTAAGCGTGACTGTAAAATCCGTGTCGTTAATCGTCTTGGTGTTTTGAAGGTTATCAAACATCGCCCATTTGTTAGTGGGACCAACCACAATCCAAGTTGCTGCTGCGTCTTCTGTTGCGCCCTCTTCGGGGTCTTGACTTGTTGCTGTTAGGCACTGATAAACTTGGTGTGTGCTTGTTTTGATCACCCTATCGCCTGGTTGGTAAAGTCCTTCTAATTGGTAGTTTGACTTGTATATAATAATCCTTTTATCTATGGGGTTTAGCGTTATATACCCACTCGATGTTTTTTCAAACCCAACATCTTTTGTTGGATCTAGACTCCCAAGTGTCCCATCATCGTTAAAGTTATTTAGGTCCACCCCTGTCGTGTAAACCTTTATCTGGTCGGTATCGAATCCTTTTTTTGCTATGTTTTTGATTAGTCCATTCTGAAATGTTCCACCTAATAGCTTTGTTTCAATACTGGTTTGCAACACCTTTGATTCAACGAATGCCTCATTTGCTATTTCGTACTTAGCTATTTTGTATGTTGTATCTGTGAAGTCTTTTAGAGTTAAGTAAATGTAAGCGCCGTCACTGCAAATTGTTTGCGCATACGCATTGGTGAAATTCAAATCAGTATTTATCACCTTGCCGGCATAATTCCAGTCTGTGTCGTACATTGATATCTGGTCGCCATTAGCAAACCAAAAGTTAGTACCATCAAAACAAACATCAATCTTATCCCCAGACACATAAGGTTGACCTGAGCTAAACGCCTTTGACGTGACGAACGAAAAGCTAGAATCGTAAATGTACGCAGTTGCTATCAGGGTCGATGTATTCCACCCAACAACCGTGTATCTATTGCCGTCATACGTCAACGCAACACCGTCAGATATTTCACTAACCAACTTCCCTATAAACGCGTCCGTTGTCCACTCAACCTCACCCTGCGCAGTATCAGGCTCTGGTATGTCAGAAGCGGCTAAAACCGCCTCCGTCACTTCGATTGGCTCAACTACTTTTAAAGTCATTCTGCCCCCTGATACGCCAATCGACGTAAGTAGTCATTGCTTTCTGTTTGCTGTTTGCTCATTTGGATTCTAAGCTCCATCAGTTCTTTTTTAACTTCGTCGTTCATTGTATCACTATCGCCTAGTTTATCTCTAATCTCCTCAAGTACGGTTAGCTGCTTATCTTCGACGCTTATTTGACCTGATTGTAAATCCGCAAGCTCATTCAATCGCGCTGCGGTTTCTGCTCGTGCTAGGTTGTACTCAAGAGCCGTGTTGAAATCGCTTGTGGATGGCGCGATACTTCCAAGGTCTAATTGCTCAGCCAATGAGAAATCACCCAACCTAGCGGCCGCTAGAGCTGATTCTAGCGACATTGCACGACTAGCCTCGGTAATCTCAAACAAACCCTCTGCCGCTTTGCGATAAGCCCCTGCGGTTTTATCTAGCAGTTTAAAGTATTCGCTTGCTGTATCCGTTAATCCTAACAGCGTTGCGATTTGCTCCCGTCCAGCCTCAGTCGTACCATCTAGAGACATCATGAGGTCGTATAAACCTTCAGAAGTAGATGGTAGCGTCAAGCCAACTTCATTAAGCGCTTCGTTCATTGCTCGCTGATAAATGTCAAACAATTGCGCATCAGTGGCAAACGCATTGGTGAATGAGCTTGTTTTTTCTGCTAACTCCTCAACACCACCAACTAGCGTTGCAAGGTTATCAGCAGCGCTCGCGTATGCTTCTGGGTCTGCAAACTTATCACCAAAGTTAATACCGAATCGCGCTGTGATTTCTTCAGTCACGGCAACCTGAGAAGCCAATCGAGCTAATGTTGTACCTAAGTCTTCACCGACTTGCTGGAAGTCTTTTGCAAACGGTACGACCTCGCCGGCTAAGTCAGAGAATATCTGACTAAATACCGCCTCAATCTCTTTTTTCTGGTCTTCCGCGCTCAGTCCTCGAAGTGAGATTGTCGTTGTAGCAACTTCAAATTCATTAATTCGCTTTTCAATCTCATTTGCTGATAAACCTAAAGCCTCAGCACCGACTGCTACAGAGTTAGCGATAGACTCAAACACTAGCGCGAATTGTTGACCTACTTCGTCGCCAGCATCTTGGAATACTGTTTTACTCTTGGAGCTCCCATATTTCCATTTCTTATACTTTACAGATTGAAAGGCCTGAACGGTAACGTCATCCATTAGCTCATTGAATGTGCCACCAAGGATGCGGATACCTTCATCGGTTACGCTTGATGAACCACCAAGCCAGTTGCCGATGATGTTAAGTGGTAGGTTTAGCAGGTTAGTGAACGTTTCGCCAAGCAAGCCTGTTAGGTTTAAAATATCACCACTAAAGAAGTCTTGAAGCCCTTCAAATAGGTTTTCTCTAACACTCACACTTGCCGTCGGTATTGTCGTATCCCTAACTATCATCCCAGCAGCGCTAGATAATGCAACGGTTAGCCCCTGCATCGCTTTGAGCATGTTGGTGTTAATGCCAACTAGCTTTTCTGTGGCGCCCGCTGTAATTTCCGTAGCCTCTAGGATTGACTCTGACTTTTCACCCCAAACATTCAAGCCCTGACTAGCTTGGTTTTGCTGCGACTCATCTTGGAAGTCCCCGCCAAGATTACCAATCGAAACACCAAGAGAGGCAACCATAGCCGCCATTGCTGCCATGCGTCCGAATGCTGTGTACGGGTCGCCTTTACCCTGGTTTAATACGGCTCCAACCGCTTGCACAAGGTTTAGAGCTTGCATTGCGATAGCGAGCTTCTGAGCGTCTTTCGATCCACTTTCAAACATGCCTGACATCGCGGATAGCGCATCTTGCGCACCACTGGTCATGGATTCGAACGGGTTAATATCTAGCTCTTGAATTTGCGTCCTGAGTTGCTCAATTCGTTTTGTGCCAATGTCTTCATCGATATCACCAGACAGCATGGCAAGCCAAATGTCATCAATCTCTTGCTTGAGCAACATCGCCGGCTCAACTGCGTCACGCACACTCATTGCCCATCTATCATATGCTTCAGCCTGTTTTTCTATTGCTTTAGCTCTTTTTTCTGCGGCCTTTTCTTCTGTTTCCTTGTTGCTAGCGGTGTCAATACCAAGTGTAACATTGACATTTCTAGTGGTGGTGCGGTTTACCTCTAATTGCGCTTGCGCTGTTTTCTTGGCTGCTTCGAGCTGTTTATCTGCCGCCTCTACCGCCGTGTTAGCTGCATCTAATCTAGCTTGTGCAATCTTAGTCTCTTGGTCAATAACATCCTGACCGAAAGCAGCGGGTATGTTTTGCGCCTTACCAAGCAGTCGACGCGCTTCTAACTGTTCAGATAGTGCGTCTGAGTAATCCCTTTGCGCTGCCGCGATTGAGCCAGAAGCTAGTGACGCAACAAAATCCGCCGCCTCCATTGCTAATACAGACATCACCTCAGCAAGTGGTGAAAGTGTCTTGGTGATTCCGTTTTGCGCAGTATCAAGAAATAGATCGAAGTTTTTAGCTAAGTCGGCGTAGTTTTGCACGTCCTCATCGTTTAGTGAGAATGCAGCATTGAATTTTACATACTCATTGGAAAGGTCGCTTACCGCTTGCCCGTTGTTCTCAAGCGCTGGAATCATACGTGTGGCTTCTGATGCCATAGCTTCCATGACGCCAGATAACTGAAGACCGCTAACTCCCGCAGCATCCAAGTCGTTAACCATTCTTTGCAATAGTTGCTGACCGTTTAGCCCTTGAACCTTCTTGGCAAACTCTGTGATTTCATCCTTACTCATCCCCATTGCGTCGCCAAAGTCTTGCAGCGCGCCTGATTGGGAATTTAACCACTCACCTATTCGCTCGCGCGAGTCTTTGTAGATGTCATTAACTTGCTCGACGGTTAGCCCGAATTGACGATAAGCAAAACCCATCGCCTCGAATTGGTCGGTCGTTAACCCTGCCATTCGTGCTGATGCTTGCAACTCACGCTCTACGTTAGCTAAGCCATTCATCATAGCTATTACTGCGGCGGTTGCTGCTGCGGCTGCGGTCGCCATTCCTGCAACTGCGACTCCGGCGGTTTTAGCGCCCTTGGTCATTTTGCTGACTTTGCTTTCAGCTTTATCTGCGGAGTTGCCTAGCTTATCAAGGCGCTTGTAACCTTTATCTATTTGGCTCGTGTCGACCCTAAAGCCAACGTTAACTATATCTGCCATGTGACATTCCCATTTTGTGACTGTGCTCACAGTATACCACTTGGTGAGGGGTTATTATATTTTGGTGATTAACTAGAAAGGACTGGAAAAATGACAGCGCACAAACATGCAGCGATGATTAAGTCTAAAGCTGATAATATGGATTTAGTGGTATTTAGTAAAAATGAATCAGGATGGAGAGTTTCAACTTTTGAAGATATCGTTTGCTGGCCTTCTCATGAGCACTTCCTTTGCCTACCTCAACACAAGGAGGCTTGCTTGCACTGGCTGAATGGTGGTGAAGTTGAGTGCAAATCAAACATTGTAGGCGAAGAGTGGAAAGAGTGTTACCCGCTTGGAAGTTGGCATTCAGGACTTGGCTTAATGCGAGAGGACGCTAAATACCGCATCAAGCCACGCAAAGAAAAGTGCTGGATTGGGTATTGCGCAAATACAAATCAAACATTTCCACACCCACAGAAAACAATTGAGATTGCGGAGGATTATGCAGCAAGAAGCTACGGTTACAAGATGTCGGATTGGCAATTTATAGAAATAGAAGTTGAAGTCTAAACAAAAGCCCCATCACGGGGCTTTATTTCTTCCTACGTCTATCGGCAGCATCGGCGCTTAGTGTTCGGAAGTCATAACCACCATACAGATAAGGCGGCTCACAAACCAAGTCACTAAACATTGACCTTGCATCTACAAAGACTTTGCTCATCGAGTGAAGTAAATGACCCTCCCATTTTGAAACCCCAACCATTTCTGCGTAGTGCTTTATGTCAGACCAACTAACAGGTGAAACACCCATACCACTTGATTGACACTTGCCAAGCTCATCCCATGAAATACCAAGGTAACTGCAATCATTTAGCTCCGGCACTCTACAAACTAAACCATCTCCGTAGTATTCAGCCTTGCTAGTTGTTTCTTCCTTTTTCCCGACAGTATATTTAATAGTTGAACTAAGCCAACCAAGGTGCGCAGCGTACAGTAAGCAACTGTCAGCTACGCGATAGTAAAAGCCTCAGCATCGTTAAACGCATCACGAATCTGAGTTTTTAGGTGGTAGTTTTCAACTTGCGATACAGCATAGCTAAGGATTTCAGGGTTGAACTCCAGCTCTTTACCGTTTTCGTCCACAAAACCTTCCCAATCAATCGCCATTTCAGTGATAAAGTCGATCGCCAGGTCTTCTGACTGCATAAACATAGCCATGATATCTTGCTCGACTTTTTCAACGTCCAGCTCTGCTTTTTGCCCTGCCAGTTCTTCGTATTCTTTTTGTTTGCCAGTCTTTAGGCGTGACAAGCGAACTTGCATTTTCAGATATGCCTTGCGGAATACGTCGCCATGAATAGATTTAAACTTAATGCGTACAGGCTTTTTCTTTTTGTCATCCGCATACATCAGCTCATCATTTTCATCTTTAATGTGAAGCCATAAGTCAGGCGCTTCACGGTGTTTCATGTTGATTACGTTAAAAGCCATTTTGATTCCTCTCTTAATCAAAAATAAAAAATGCGCCCCGCAAAATGAGAGGCGCAGGACGCATGAAATTAAGGCGCTGCGACTTCAACCATTTTCTTATCAACTGCAACGGTGTAAGTACAGCGGTTTAGTGGCACTTTCACAGGCTCATAACCTGAAACCTTACCAGCGTAGTAAGTAGTCGAGCCGTCAGAGTGAGCAAGCTTGATTGATACCGGCGTAGTTTTGTTTGCGCCGTTATGGTGGTCGATAAGTACAGCTTGACCATCATCATCAATAACGTGCGCGGTTACTAGGGTTGCGTCGCCCGCATCCGTGAACGTTAGCACCTTGATGATCTGACCTGTTTTCATATCGTTGAATGTTTCAACGGTCGTTGATGAGGTGGGAATCGTAAAGTCTTCCATTAGACCTAACTCTTCCTCAGTACCATCAAACAATGCAGCAAAACCGGCAGCGTCAAAAGTGGCAGGGTAGCCAGCTTTTACATATGCTATAGTGCCAATCGGTGATACTACATCTACTTCAGTAGCGATTGCCATGTCATTTCTCCTATAGGTTTAAGTATGACGTTGCTATTTTACTATATTTGTGAGGTTTGTCACATCAATGATTTCTGTGGGGTGGTATAGTGATTTCGTTCAAAACAAATAGGAGAATGAGTAATGAGCAACACAAAACGATTCTGCAAAATCCACGAAAGCAAGGATTACGGCCAGATTCTAGTAAGGCTTGATACAAATGACGATGGAGAGCCCTGCATGACAATGACAATGAATATTAATGACATGTACGTATCCAACTCGATATCTGGATTTAACGATGATGTTACCGATGAGCAGTTGCTTGAATGTCTGGATGAAATTGGAGAAAAGGAGCTAGAAAGCTTCGCAAGCCAAATAGATAAACTGCTTAACAACTAAAACAAAAGCCCCACATCGGGGCTTTTCTCATTTCGTAATCTGAAAATCAATAATAACGTTTATTTTTTGGTGTGCTTCGGTTGGGTACGGTGTGGATTGGTTAGCCTGTAAAATCAATACGCGCCTATCTAACACTGGCACGGAATAACCTCTCACATAAACCGCTAGCACCTTATTAGCCTCCGCCATCATCGCATATTTATTGGTGCCAAGTTGCGCGCTAATCTCAACGTTAAATTGACCTGTCATTACTCTCGCGCTGCTATTCAAAAACAAACCGTCAGAATCAGCGTTATTCAAAGCAACGCGCATTGATACCGAATCAGTTGGAATGTTTTTGTTGTGGACTGGTATTGATACTTTCGCTTTTAAGTCATCCTCAAAAGCTTTTACTGCGTCTAGGAATGTCATTATTTAGCCTCTTGAATAAGTTTTACACATTATACTATAATGATTACCGCAAGGCACAATGCGCGAAAGTAACCGAGTTAGCCGAAAGGTCGCGAGCCTAGCCTCTCTATTTTATCCCACCAAGAGAGGTTCAGCCATGAATGCGCCAGAAGACATCAAAAACGGAACTATTCACGACACCAATCAGTATGGAAAAATAATTGTAGTCGAATACAGGAAGTATAATGACATAACAGTTGAGTTCCTTGATACTGGATTCAGAAAGATTTGTACAACCAACAACATAAGAAACGGTCAGGTTGCTGACGATTCAGCAATGCCAGCAGACATCAAGCCTGGAACAATTATGCGATCAAAAAACTTTGGTAAATTTGTAATAGTTGGCAAATCAAAAGCAAAGAAAACTTACGCAACAGTACAGTTTGAGGAAACCGGCACTTTAGCTTCATTTAGGTATGACGACATAAGAAACGGTTCCGTAATGGATCGAAATAAAAAAACTGTATTTGGTGTTGGATTTATAGGTTATGGCGAATACAGCACCAGAGATATCAAAGCTTACAAGTGCTGGAACAGGATGCTTGAGAGGTGCTATAGCGAAAGGTGGCACAAATCAAAGCCAACGTATATTGGATGCAAAGTTTGTGAGGATTGGCACAACTACCAAGTTTTTGCAAAGTGGTATTTCGAAAACCACCCTCAAGACGGAGGTGATTATCATCTTGACAAGGATCTTGGTTGCTACGGAATGAACGGTAAGATTTACTCGCCAGAGACTTGTATTTTTGTTCCGCCAGAAATCAATGCAGAAGAGTCTCACGCAAAGTCATATAGATTCAAAAAAGAAGGAAAGACTTACGATATATACAACATGAGCAAGTTCTGCGAAAGAAATGGACTATCAAAGTCAAATATGGCAGCGGTAAACACAGGAAGAATTCACTCCTACAAAGGTTGGACAAGAGCGGGCTAACCGCTCTTTAATTCTGTATTCAGGAATTTAATAAGCCTAGACACCGCAGGCCTGTAAACTCCATCTGGAGCTTGACTGGAATGCCCATATTCTATAGGTATGGAATAAGGCAATGGGTTGGTCATAAATAGCGTTTGTCCTATTTTGAATTTGGCTATATCAGACTGTAAATCCATCATTATTGATGACTGACTTGAAATGCCCTTCTCAAATGATGTTATCTTTGAAATTGATATTCTATGATTAGATCTATAGCTACCGGCACGGTAATAATTTGGTGCTGGTTGCTGCCATAATTCAGGCGCCCCCACAGGCGAGCCAAGTATCACCGTATTAGCCGCATCAAACAAACCAGCCCTTAGCTGTTTCTCTGTGAGCTTTTCATTCTTGATTATGATGTTTTTTAGGTCTTTGCTCCATGACATCGGATTACCTCCGCAAATGCAGCTTAGCAATAATCTGCGTAGACGTTGGCTTTACTTCCTCGCCCATAACAACGCGCCATAGCTCTCCGTCAACTTCGGCATACATTCTGTCACCACCGTTGCGCAGTTGGTTATAGAAAGTGATATATTCATCACTCATAACATCAGGCGCAAATATCAACTTAACATCACCAGCTTGCGCGATGCCTTCCTTTAAATGCCAAGAGCTGAAACCCGTAGTAATGCCATAGCCGTCATAATCAACATCAGGCTCAGCGGCCTGAATATCGCCGTTTTCGTCATATCCGCCACCAGGCAAGCCCTTTTTAATTAGCTTGACCGCAAAACCATCTTCTTTGAGCGTCTCTCGTGCGTCTTGGTAATCTTCAAAGTATGTTTGCATAACCTACCCCAAATACGCCCAATAGTTACCGTTAGCCGGACAAGTAAACATCGCCAGCAACTCATTAGCGCGAGTGATTACCTTTTTACCTGACTGTGAGCCTGATTCAATACCGAAGTATTCAGTCTCGATAACGTCAATCTTCTTGCGCTTAACTCGCTTGTCATTATCCACAACCGTGTAAATATCACCACTAGCAGCATAAGCAGCCGCAACGATTTGAGCGTCAATTGCTTGCTGTGGGATTTGGTCGCTAGGATATTCGTTGTCACCAATTGCTACGCCTGTACGAGGCCAGCTAGTGCCTTGCCAGCTAATCACAGTCTCACCGTAGTAACAAAGCGAGTTTAGATACACATTACCCTTAACGAGTGCAACCTCAAGCTCTGTGTCGTCCGCAGGCAGCGTAACACCTAAATTAACCGCCCTTGCTCTAGCATCAGCAACGCTTACCATGCTATCGGCATCAGCTGTCGGGTTTAATGGGTCTTGAACAATCATTTTATTTCTCCGATTGTGATAATGGTCACAGTATAACCGATTTGGAGGGGTTATAGTAATTGCGTTCAAAACAAATAGGAGAATGAACCATGAAATACCAGAAGCAAGATAAAGTGGCGATTGCAAAGGGTCTTTTCTGCATCGGCGGCAATGACAACATGCCAGAGGAGATTGAGCAAACCATGAATGATTTGGATGTAGTTGAGGGTTGTGAGCTAGAATACTTCTTCACAAGAGATGATGGGTTCCACTTTGTTTATCATGAAGGTTTCGAGCTTGGATTTTGGGTCAACCCTAACCTTGTTGAGGTAAAGTAAACCAAGCCCGCACTAAGCGGGCTTTTCTTTATCAATCAAAACTCTCAGGCTCACCTTCAAACCACTCTAGGCGGTAGCTGAATCGACCTGCACCCTCAATCTTAACTAGAAACTCAGTATCAGCCGGAATGATGCGTTCACTTTCAGGAGGTATTGAGTTTGCATCCCTGAATATTCCAGTCGTACCACCGAAGTAGTATTCTGGTTCATCATCAATTAAAGTGCCGTCGTCCGTAACAGTAGGGTCTTTAAGCGCTGTAACGGTTGTAGCTTGTGGATTAATTCGGTTTAAGTTTGACGGGTTAATAACCGTTCCTGTCGCTGGCGTAATTGTTGGATTAGCAAAAATTGAAAGCGCAAATTCCTCACCAATATAGCTAACGATTCGCGTCTTTACTATTACAGGCTTTGCGCCAGTTTTAAAGTAAACGTAACGCGGCGCGTTTGCTGCAATCGGGTCAGCGTTAGGCCATGATGCTCGCAAGTAAAACTGCAAGCCGCGCTTAATGTTAACAGGGTCGAATGGCTCAACAATAAATGCCCGCTGACCTTTCTCTAGCATTTCTGTGAGAAACTCAACAAAGTATTTTCTTACTGACATAGTCATAATTTATTACCTCATAGAAAAAAGGCTCCACAATGGGAGCCTAATTGAAATCAACTCACCATTAAGGCGTAGTTGTTAGTGTAATGATGAAGCCAGCGGTTGCCTTGTCGCTTGTTGCGTACTTCTCCCAGTTGGTAGTTGTAGCAAGTGAAGCAGCAGACGGGTTAACGTTTGTTTTGGTCTTCCATTTGTAACCAAGAACCTCAACGTTAGCTGTACCCTCAGCACGGAAACCGATAGCCAAGTTTTCTTGGTCGTCAATCATGTAAGAGCGCATGCCCGGAGCTTGTGACTCAGTAATCATTACCGCACCAGCTACAAGACCGAAAATCTTAGTCGCTGGACATTGGTCAGTTACAAGTACAGGCTTGCCAAGTGTGCCAGGTGTACCGCCGTAAACTACAACGCCAGCCTCTTCGTAAAGCTTGTTGTCGATAGCTTCGTCAACGATATCGAAGTAAGACGTTGAATCCATTACCCAGATTGCGATAGATGACGCTTTATCACCCATTGTGCGCAGACCTTTAGTAAGGACTTTCTTACCTTCAGTTGCAAGCTCACCAGACACATTCATGCCAGCGTTAGAGCCGATTGCGCCTTGTAGCGCGTTCAGTGCGTAACCAATCCAACCAGACATTGTAGCGTCTGCCATATCTTGACCGATAATTTCAGAGAACTCCTCAGGCGAACGAGCGCGGCGCTTGAACGCTTCTTCTGTCGTTTCGTATGGACCATATTTCCATGGCACCTTCACTGATACCATTTCATCAGCAGCAATCTTGGTGCCTGTCACCGCTGCGGTTGAGTTTACATCACGGTCGGCGATAGAGCCACCCACTTTGTAGAACGAGCGAAGTTTCAAATCACCTTCGATTAGCTCAGAGTTTAGACCAATCGCAGCGCGTGAGTTTTCGTTAAACACAGCTAGGTTATCCATATTGCGCTCTAGGTACGCAGTTTGGGCTGTGTCGTTGTAGATTACTAAATCAGAGTTTACTGTAGTAGCCATTGCTTAATCCTTACTTTGGTAGTTTCAAAAATGCTTCCTGACCATGCTCCTGTTGATATGCGCGCTTTTCTGTCGCGCTCATCTTAGAGCGGTGAGGAGTTACCGAGTGTTGCCCTTGACCACCAGCAGCTTGTGCGCCGGTTGATGTAGGAGCTTTAATTCTTGAGGCGAATTGGTCATTGGCTGATAGAGCCTTAAAGTAATCATCAAAGTTGTTGTACTGATTACCGTTAAACTCGAATGTATCAACTACCACGCCATTCTCAAACTTAGGTTTAATATGCTGTGACAGTGCGTATTCAATTAAGTCAGCGTCTTGGCTAAACTTAGATTTAGCTTGCTGTCTCAATGATTCCGCACGACTTGTAACAAGACTAGATTGCAGTTTCTCAAGCTCTTGGCGGTCTAATTGACGTAGCTCTTCAAACTTTCCTTCTGCTTCTAGTTTCTCTCGTTTAGCCTGTTCAGCGGCGCGTTCAATTTCCTCGCGTTCGGTTTTTAAGCCTTGTAGTTCGGTCTTTGTTCGCTCTAAACCCTTTCGTAAACCGTCAGTTTGCGGAGCATTTTCAATCACTGCGTCCAGTTTTGATACGTCGAAATCATCAGGTGCTTTCACTTCAAAACCATTGGCTTGAAGTTGTTCAAGAATGTAATGTTCCATTTGTTGCCTCTCTTTTTCCCACATCAAACAGCGCGTTTGTGTGTCTATGTCACATTTTAAGGCATTTAACATTGACAGGCAACAGGCAAAGAAAAAACCCTCACGAGGAGGGCTTGCTTTTATTGGTCAATCCTAATGAATCCAGCAGGTGTAAATATTGAATCCCACTCATAACCACAATTCGTACACTTTCTATGGTCTAGGTTTGAATCCCTATCACTTACGGTTGTGATTATGTTGTTACCTTCACTTTCCCATTTTCCACAGCGATAACATGCGTGATTCATTCCATTTTCTGTTGTGTATTTATCCTTTGCTTTTTCGTTAAAGAAGTCAGCAATCCGTTTTAGCGTTTTGAATTTCATCACTCCAACTCCATAACATTCACTTCACCACCAGTATAGCAATCAAGCGTCTTTGCGTGTTCAACTGCTTCTTTTGCGTTTAGGCCTAGGCGCATTGCTGACAGGGCGAACGGATGACCAGAGCCAAATGAGTCATCATTGTCTAACTCCTCCTTCCAAATGAATCCCTCACTGTCAACGCCACAGCGGTAGGTTACACCATCATCATGCACAAAAGCATTGCACTCTGGCACTCTATCCACCTTACCGTCTTGGTACGCCTGAATCATTAATTTCTCATCAGAAACCACGCCGCAAATCCAATAATGAACACCTCCAACCTCAATGTGCTTTTCTGAGTTGTCACTCTTTATCACTCCATTATCCCCGCTTTTTCTACTATCCCAAGCAATTGTTTTTGATTTGTGGTGGTAAGCAATTGTTGTCATTGATTATCTCCTGTCGAGTAGTATTGAGGACAAATGGCCGCCAGCGTTGCCATGAAATCGTTGATATCTTCAATATCACGCCGCTTGTTTTGTCGATGTTTAATCATATCGCGCTGTTTTGCATCTTTGCGCATACCTTTTGACATGCTACTTGAGCCTGTGCTGCCTAGTTCTGAAATCTTCATACAAACCACCCTTGCAAGTAACCCAAACAGATTGCAGCAGACCAAGAGATAACAACCGACAAGGTTAGCATTTTCTTGAGCGCTGATTTTTCACGCTTGAGTTTATCAGCCTTATTGTGCCAGTAAATCATACTTGAGCGAGTTTGCTTGTTGTATTCAATCTTGTGACGAATGTAATGCATGCGCTCGTTGTTTGTCTTTCCTGCCTGAGATTTAAACCACTCATGATGATTGCGGTTTATTTCCATTCTTACTTTGCTGCTTTTCATCCTAACCACCCATTGCTAATTATGATTCCAGTTGCCACGCCTAAGCAGTAGCTGACCATTACTGTGTTCTTGAAGAGTTCAAACATTATTTAAACACCTCCGTTAATAAACTACCAATGAATCCACTCAGCAGCCAGAAAGGAGCGCCAATTGCCCACCATAATCCTGAAAGCATTTCTGCTTCAGCGCCAACTTGAACGAATGACGCTAATAAACCAAAAATAACAGCACTAATAACATAAAACATATCCACTCCTCCGTTTCGTTGTTGAATCAAACTATACCCTAGTTGATGTGGTGATGTTGTGAGATTGGTCACAGTAAATAGAATTAAGTTGTGCGATTATGGTTGCACACAAAGAGAGGTGATTTATGACAGATTGGTACGAGTACGAAAGCGGATGCAGTGTATTCATCCATAGCGGGAAATACATGTCTTATATTGGCAACTTCGTAAAACTTTCGCAATGCAGGAAGTTTGCATTTGTTGATGTTGACTTATCTCCAGAGCCAATAGTGAGGAGAATTAGATACAAGTTGTGCAACATTTCAAAATACGAACACTAAAGGATCGACAAAATGAAGAATAAAAAGGTTAAGCAGATGATGGCTTGTGGTTACGACAATGCAGCCGATAGAGTTGGTTACTGGTGCGAGCATCAGAAAAACCTTATTGATTGCGCAAGGTTTATGCGAGGTAAGTTTTTGTGGTGGCCTAAGTGCAGCACAATCTCACTAACAGCAAGCGAATTGAAGGGGGAGTGATGACAATTAAAGGCGTGGGCAACGTTTACGGTAAGTGGGCTTACATCTGCCCAGGCTGTAACAAATACATGGTTAACAAGCTTTACAAGTCGCTACTGGCTGAAATCAATACCCATAAATGCAAGTAAAACCAAAACCCTCGCAATGAGGGTTTTTCTTAATCTTTCTTCAGAATCCTAGCGGCCTTTTTGCTCTTGGTCACAAGCTGATCGAGAGTAATAGGGTTTCCCATGTGGTCATAAGCAAGTTTCACAAACTCTTCTGATGACATGTTGTCTAGTAACCTAGCCCTATCCTCACCTAGCGATTCTATGGCAAGGTTCTTATTTTCCTTAGCTAAATCTAGCCAACTCTTGTTGGAATCAACTCTTTTCGCTCGACCGTCGACAACGCTAGGCCTTGTGCGTGGTTCTTCCAGCTCCTCAAATTCAGGCGCAAGCAGATAACGCATTGTGCTACGGCAGTTGTGATGGAAAGGATTTCTCGGGAAATTAAACCCGTCTTTCGCGTAATAGTATTTCTTGCCACCGCCATCGAGACTACCCAAACGCTGACAAATCGGACTGGTGCGTGAATCCAAGGTAACTACTACGGCCTCACCCACAACCACATCCTGATTCGCCATGCCAACCGATGTTTTAGCGGTTGATGATATGTGGCTTGTTACGTCTTTCGTTAACGTAAAAGCTCCGCGTGACATCTGATTGCTAACCGATGAATTTTGTCGCCCCATAATTTGCTGTGACATCTCGTAAGTAGTCAAACCGTCACGCCAGCCACCTGTAATAATCCGCTTGATTCTATCGACTGAGTTAGCGTTGTAATTCTTAATGCGCTCATCGACCGTGTATGCTTGACCGTTTAACACCATTTCAGTGTTGAATGCAGTTTTAGTGATTGACTCTAGTGTTGGTCGTGCGATTTTCTGGCCTACCAAGTTAGACAATGCAGCCTGGTGAAACTTAGCCTCCTCCTTGGCAAGCGCCACAAGCTCGCTTTCTAGCTCTCCACTCCAGCCGCCTAGCTCAACACCAATTAGTTCGTTAACCAGCGCCAGAAGCTCATCACGGCGCTTCTTTGTGGTGATTGCATCGGTTGATAGCAACTCTTCACGCAATGCTTTAATAATCGCGTCAATGTACGGTTGTGCATTACGACCAAGTGACCGACTAAACCGGATAAGTGCTATTTCATGCGATAGCGTTGTTGCTAGTGCTGTTTCTGCCATTTTTGAGACCTTTGTCACAGAAGTATTCGAATGATGGCGTTATTATACATGAAACATAAACGATGAGGGTTTAGGGATGAAGATGAGTGACGAAAATGTAATTTACTGCTTGGAAAATTTAGCCGGATATGAGCCTGATGATATTGATTGCGACGATGTTGAAATTGCAGTGAATGACGACCAATTTGCAACAATGAGTATTGTCCGAACTGCTGAGTTAGGCGCTGAATTAGCAAGGCGCCTAACCGAAGAAAACGCGAAGTTGCGGGAGGCCTTAGAGCAATCAAGTGAAGTTTTGCGTCGTCAACTGAGTCAATATTATTACAAAGACGAAGTGTCAATGCTTAATCAGTATGAGAGCAACAAACAACTACTAAACCAACTAAAGGGCCAAGACAATGACAAATAAAGTAAAACCATTCTTTATCCGCATCACCGACGACATGACGCCGCAAATGGTTCAAGATGCTTTTGATAAGTGTGTAGATGCTGGGGCGACCGCTGATGAGTGCATCGCGGACACAAACAGAAAACATAGTTATCAAGATTCTTACCATGAAAACTTTAATTATTTTGGGGTAAGCGACTACAACGAAACATACCTCACAGACGACCACTGCAATTATGGAGAATGCGCCCAAGAAATCACCCTAGACCAGCTTGATGAGTGGTTGGGGTTGGATGGTGAGCATGGGTGGGATGGTGAAGGATTGCCGCCTGTTGGTGTTGAGTGTGAAATTCTAGATATTAATGGTAATGATGTTATCGGTAGCGGAACAATATACCACGTTGATGCCAATAAGTTTTTTGTTTTGTCGGAATCACTAAAAAACTACCCAGAAGAATCAACCATTAATATGTTCGACGGCACTATTAACCTTTACGTTATGTGGGTTAATAATGGTGATAAGCGATTCCGCAAACCAGAAACACCAGAACAAAAAGCCGAGCGTGAGCGATTGGAGGCGGCTTATGATTTGTATTTAACCAGGCTTTCTGTTGGCGAAAATTACTTACCATACACCTATGATGAGTTTTTGAACGAGAAAATGACCAGGCTTGGATTCCTAGCAATCGTGGACAAAACAAACTACCGTAAACAATAATAAAAGGGCCTTAATTGGCCCTTTCTTTTTTACATCAAACCCCGCCCACCCTCTGCAAGTCTTTCTTCGAATTCTTCTAGTGTATCCTCTTGGTTTACAGCCTTTGCTCGCTTCAATACTCGATGCCAGTCAACCAGCGGCAAGGCTCCTTCTAAGAACGCGGTGTACATAATTTGCAACTTCTGCGTATCCATTTCCATATCGAAGTATTCTTTGTTGAGGCTAAACACCAACTCATCAGGATTGGCATACAAATTAGTACCTTCAAAGTATCGCATAATAAAACACAGCATGTTTCGCACTGTATCTTCGACGTTATTGCCTAGTGTTGCCATGCTTGCAGTAGATGCGCCAGAGCGAATAGCCGCTCCTGTAGCCGTCTCGTTTGATTGTTGCGTAAATAGACTTGCACCAACCTTTACGGCTTGCTCAAACAGCTTCTCTACTTTGTTTTCTGTCTCTGGTGAGAATTGCGCCTGAACAACATCAACCGAACCGCCTTTCGTGTAGTAAGGCATTCGTCCTGCGAGCGTGAAACCAAGCGGGTTCATTTCGCTGGCCATCGTTTTATCCATCTCGCCCATATCAACGTGCCACTTTGCCTCATTGGCAAGAATCATGGCCTTGTTTGAGTAGGCATTCATCACGTAGATAGAAAGCGAGATTTCAGCTAGTGACGTTAACGGCGTGGAGTCAATCGCCCATTCGTTAGACTGTGAGGACACCAAAAAGAATGGGATGGTATCTGATTGCTTGCCGCTAATTAAAACAGGCGTCCACTCGTCTGTGTATTCGTCGTCGGTCACTTCCTGGTATTCGCAAAGACCGTTAACTAGACGATGGTTGATCAGCTTTTGCTTTGAAACATACGTACCGCCATCACGCTCTTGATAATCCTCAAGTAACGACAAATAAGTCAGCTTCTCCTCGCCGTCGATATACTCAACTTCCCAGTCAATGATGTGCAAGGCGTCATAGAATGCGGCCGTTGGTAGTTTCTTGCCTTTATTCCAATCCGCCATTGTTGCCGATTCTGGATGTGAGCGAACCAACCAGCCACAGTGAGAACCCCACTGGAGTGCGTTTAATGCTTGCTTGCACTCTTGGCCAACACCGTTACCTTTGCCGTCTAGGTTGTCACGCAGACCCATTAACACAGGATTATCCATTGTGTCGAACTCTGGTTCACGGCGCATTACAGCACCTGTAATGGCATTCATGGTTGGGTTAACGATGTTAACGTAGTTAGCCAAGCGCCACGTTAAATCCTCCCAATCCTTTTCAATCTTGGCAGCGAGTGCAGTTACTTTTGGGTCGGTCTTGGCTTCAGGTGGAATAGCGCCCAAGTTTGGCAGATAGGTTTGTTTCTTGCGCTTGATGTTATCCATGACGCAATCCCAGTTACGCAACCACTGAGGCGCGTTTTCGAGATAATCAGGATGATAGGTTACTGTAAGCATAAAAAAGCCTCTATGTTTGATATAGAGGCATTTTAGCAAGGTTTGGGAATGGTGGCTAATTATCCGATAAACTTGAACTTACCAGAGTCATACATCTCTCTAAAAATATCTGATGAGCAATGCATGTCATCCCTATTCCATATTTTACTGGCTTCTTTGATAAACTCCTGACGCTCGTCAATCTCTTTTTCGACTCTTCTGTATAGATTGCCCTCATTCCAATACCAAGCCGAATCTTGGTACTCTGCTGCTTGATATTCTCCTGAACAGTTATTTAGGAAGAAATATTCCCCATAATTATCATGCACTGATTGAACGCAATCCCCCACGCTAACAAAACTCACCTTCTCGTATTCGGTGCGGGTGCGTGGTTTTAGGTCGGATAGGGTTAGTCGCTTTAGGTCCAAATAAAAATCATCGTTACAACAAATAACACCTTGCAATTCCGTGTTTTCATCAACCATCAATAGGCTGTACTTGTTTATATCAAGCCCCGCGTGATTCCAGCTTACACCAAACTGCTCACACTTTTTCAAGTAAAGCTCTCTAAGCTCACCTTTATGGCAAAATACCGCAGTATCAATCAAATCCTCTTTACATTTAATCACAATCTCATCCTCATCAATAAAAACACCCTCAGTTTAGAGGGTGCGGTTTGTTTTGTCTGTGATGGTTGTCACAATAACCAGATATTGGTGTCGGTCTTTGGTGGCGGGCTGTAAGTAATCATATCGTTAAAACAATAACGAATAGCATCAATATAGTGGTTATAAGCATCAACCAATTGGTTTTTAATCTCGCCCGTGTATCGGTCTGTTTTGTAGCTGTAGTATGTAAACTCTTTAATGGTTTCCGTACACTCTGGATTGATAAAAATACGTTTAGAGCGTAGCCACTCTACACCATCTTCTACTGAGCCTTTCCACTTTGGAACACCTTCGATGCGCGGAATGCCAGTCCTTTTGAGCAAGCTAATAGACTCAGGTCGCGCAGAGTCAGCGTAAACCTTGGCATCATTAATGCCATCAATGCGCTTCACCAGGTAATCTGCCGTATGGTCAATTTCTAGACCAACCTTGCCCGCCTCTTTCTCAATATAAACATCATTCCCATTCAGCCAGCATTTAACGCCCGCGGTAGGGTCTTGAGAAAAGCCGAAATCTAGGCCGTAGTAAGGACCTTCCCAACCGTTAGTATTAACCCGCTCAACCTTCCAGTTTTTGAACACTTGCGCTTCAGTGTGCTCGTAATAAGCACCCAACCAAACATGAGCGTAAAGCTCCGGTGGCATCGTGTCTTCATCGTGGCGGCGTAGGTCCTCAAGCCCTTTAGGAAAAAACGGATTGTCGTAATAGTTCATCTCAACCATTACGGCATCGTCAGGCTTAAATTTACGGAATCGCTTGTCTACTGGCGACTCTTTTTTGCGCGGGTTCCAAATCACCCAGCACTCTGCCTTGTCGGTACGAAAGATTGTGGGCAACAGGTCAACCCATGCGTTTTCTGGTACATCTTCCGCTTCTTCCACGATGGTTAGGTCAATTTGCGCGGTAGACTTAACTGAACCCATGCCGTGACGCAAACCTTTAAACAGGAACTCAGTGCCGTTATTGTTGTTGCGGATATAGTCGATACCAACATCATAAACACTAGATAACCATTCGTCGGACTTGATAGCGTTCTTTAGTTCAGCGTGAAACGACTCTTTGATAGACACTTGAAGCTCACGAGTGCACAAGATACGCATTTTATCAATCGCGCCCCAGACAGCCGCCATCTTTGCAAAGTTGAATGACTTACCAGACCCCCTCCCGCCGAAAGCCCCGCGAAACCTTACGGCCCCGCGAGGTTGCTCAAATACTTCTAGTATCTTTGGTGGTAACTCAATCTTCTTTGTTGTCATTTGTCGCAACTACCAGTTCGATTTTGGATGGGGTCATTGAGCCGTCGCTTGATGTGTGGTCGTTCTTAGTCTCTGTCTTGTCGGACCAACCGAAGCGATTAGCGAAATACAGCTTAACAAGAGGCGAGTTAACCTCCTTGTTGTACATAAGGTCCTTACGCATCTGCCTTTCCCAGTACGCCTCACCTTCTACCTCTGCACGCGTATATGCGTCTAAAAAATCATCGTGCGCCTCCTTCCAATTATGAAGCGTTTGCCTTGTCACCCCACCAATGGCAGCCCTGAACTCGGTAAAACTAGCTCCCTCTTTTGCCATACTTACAATTAGGTCGCAGTACTCATCCTTGTACTTAGTTGGCGCCCCTCTGCCTCTTTGTTTATCGGTCATTGTAGAAGTCCTCAGCCATGCTTATTAATTCTTTGTCGCTAGTATCGCACATATCAGGCCATAAAACATTTAGCTTTCTAGCGTTCTCACTTCTTGATAGTAGCTGTAAGTTTTCCCAAACGTGAAGACCACATACAAACTTTGAATTTATTGGCACCACGTGATCAACTTCAAGATTCAGTCTTTTTGATGCTAGATAAATTAATGGAATATTTTTTCTGGTGGTCCAGTTGGGGGTCTGCTGCTTTATCTTCAATCGCCTCTCAGCACACTTCATTTGGTAGTAGTGTTGGTTTGATTTTCTTTTTGCTATGGACCGCAACCTCTCGCTTTTAGCGTTCTTTCTATACCAATCTCTGTTCTTTTCGTTTTTCATTGGCTGCTTGTAGGATGAAAGGTACGACTTCATGTAAGCTTTTCTATCTTCGCCTTTGCGTCTTTTTGCGTCGTTCTTTCTTCCATTTATTCTTGAACACTCTCTACAAACCCCTGTAGAAGTAAGTCGCTCATCAATGTGACCAAGCTTGCATGGCTTACCGGTAAAGTACCTTAAAAGCCCAAACTCTTTAGCTTGTTTTCTATTTATGATGTGAGGATTTAGATTTGACTTATCCATATTAACTCCGTGTAAGTTAACGTGATTTTTGAGGATTGCAGCGCACGGGTCACGACTCCCATGTATTCGGCGGCCAAACCTAGCTGCAAACTTATTATACCACTTAACAAGCAATAAAAAAGCCCCGACTAGATCGGGGCGGTTTGTGGTTGCGAGGTAGGGTTAAGACAACACAACCCCATCTTTATCAGCCTTTGCGCCTGTGATTTGTTTCTTACCATGAAAAACGCGAAGGCCAACACGCTCACATGCTTGAATAGCTTCTCGAAGCTGGTCGATAACTACAACTTGTTTACGTGTTAGTGGTTTTGAGATTGCGCCTAGTGCCTGCTCTTCTTCTGGTGTTTGTGTTGCGATTTTATCTGTGTTGCTCATTTGTTTATTCCTCCCAAATATCTACAACTTCAGTGTCAATGTCATCAGACCATTGCGCACCAGTGTCTTTGTCGTCATTAAGCATTTCAATAGCTTTTGCTTTTGCTTCCTCTTCTGATTTTACTCCATCGACATTAATCATAAAAGTCTCTGTTCTTTCGATTGTTACTGTAAAATATTGATTCATTTTATTTCCTCCACAAACTTCACATCGTAAATATCCACGCGTACATACATCGGTGCATGTGTCGCATCTAGGTTTTTAATCTGCCCTGGTGACAGGCTGGCTCCGTCAAAAACTACATAACGTGACGGGGTGCCACTCGCGTTCTCAATCAACCGCGATGGAATATTCCAATCATCAAGAGTCGCTTTAAAGTCAATTGCGCACATCGGCGACGGCAACAAGCACTTACTAATCAAAACTCATACCCCACACTAAAGGTAACTGCATTTCCCAAAAGTAACACGGTAGGCTTAACCCCGTTAAAATCATAGCTGACATAAGGCGCAACAAACGCCGTCACTCCGCCAACTGTAAAATCATACTCGTAACCAGTTACCCCACCACTCAGAAGCCCATATTCGATTTCATCATGCTTCCAGTTCATATCCCAAGCGACAAAAGCTGACGTATCATAGAATGAGTTGCGATAAACACCTGTTACCACTTGCTTGTGTCGGATTGCTACTCCGTAATTGCTGGAGTTGTAATCCTCGTGGTTATCCAAATGAATCGACGTCATTATTAGGAATATTTCAATCACATTTGATTCTCCCAATTGTTGATGATGATTTCCTCTACGCTTTCTAGATAGCTTTCGTAGCAGGATTTCACCCATTTATCCCATTCGATACCGTTCCAATCTTCGATTAACTGGTCTAGATATTCATCTTCGTAGTCTTGTAGTGTCATACATCCTCCGGCGGTGATGGAAGTGGCATCCAGTGGGAATAACCGCGAACCTTTAAAGATTCAGCAATACTTTTCTCATCCCAACCGCTACCTACAAACGCTCCATGGTCCCAGTGAGGTCCACTGTAATGGTAAGCATGAAATCTTTGGTCAATTTCAGGAACAGAATCGTAGATACTTATCCATTCGCTCATAAACACCCCCAAATTCTTTCTGTGCGCCCGTAGAGCGCGATTAAACCCTAACCATTTGTAATGGTATCAATTTCTGCTTTCGCGTCTGTTATCGCGTCTAAAATTGACTCAAGCGATGTAATTTCATCATCCTCTAGTAGTTGATACTTAACCAGACCATAAAACAAACCTGACAAGCTAGAGAAAAACTTCTTCTCACTCGAAACCGCAACCGTGCCAATCTTGGATTTATCCTTTAGCATCACGCTATCTTCGACAATGTACTTTGACTGCAAAATAAACTGATTGCCGTCCGTTGTTACTAGAAATCTTTCGTTATCTAAAATCATTTCTTCCACCTCTCATAAAATAACCACACCAAGCAGCAACTACCACCTCAACTGCACATCGCTGCTCATTGTAAAGAGCTACGTATTCTTCATAACTCAACTTGCACCCCATCTTGCGGCAGTATAACCAATCGTTAACTGTAAAATTCAACATGCCAGCCTCCATTGGTTAAACTATACCCCACCACCAATCTAAACACTGTGACGCGCTTCACGCTTTCGAGCTTCGGATGATAGTTTTATGTGTTTTCGAATTGTCTCGACACATACGTCGTGGTCTGCCGCGCAATCCTCCTGCGTTGGATACTGCTTAACTATCAAATCCATATTGTGCATTTCGTAGTGACTAAGCTTACTATTGGTTCGCGGCTTCCTACAGCCACCAAATGGTATTTTGTGCTTCTTCGACACCCAGTCAATCTGCATCCAGTTGTACCCAAGAAGCTCAGCTACCATCTTCATAGTGTGAGTCTTTGACATCTTTCTAATTTCTTCGATGTGCTCTCGCTTAACCCCGCGATACTGAAAGTCACCAATCTTTTTTCTTATTGTTGACTTGCCCACCCCATAAAATTCACCAGCCGCTTTGATAGTCCCAAGCTCTAGTATTTTTTGTTGCACTTCTTCTTGTGTGTAGTGCCTTAGCTTTTCCGGTCTACCTGCCATTTACTTTTCCTCATAAAGCCAATCAATATCCAATTCATTCAGCATTTCGTTAAGTTCCATTCCCAGCAAGTGAGCCATGCGCAAAGATTCCTCTCTTAATGTGCCGTTGGCTTTTGCTTCGGTTAGTGTTGTCACGACAAATCCCATGAGCTACTCCTCTTGATTTGATGCTTAAATGATAGCCACAAACCCAATTTAATGCTGTGACCGCTATCACACTTTCTATATTCATCCGATAACTTAACGCGCTTTCTGGTTGCTCGTGCTGATACCTCATAAAACTTAGCCGAATCATTCGTCAGCGATGAGTATCACGGTTTTTGAAATCTAAAAATCACCAAAAAAATGCAATCTATACAACATGCCGAATTTTCTATTCGTCAATCCTGAAGTTAAAAAAATAATAAAAACATAGACTTACATACAACGCCGAATTTGATTCGTACCCATTCGTCAACACTTTCTACATGTTTTTACCTTATAAATCATAAGCTTAATGTGAAATTCAGCCATTTGACGAATGACCAACCTCTACACGTATGTATTCGACAGTTAGTAAGCATGTAAAAATAAATAAATAAATAAATAAAATATAGTAGTAGTATTCTACATATATATATTAAAAGAGCTTAAAGCCTTATGTGTAAAGGGCTGAGGCCGCCGAAAGTTTTGACGAAAATTAAAGAATCTTGCTGAATTTGACGAATAATTGATTTTGTTAAGTTTAAAATATTGACATAATTTACCAAGATGTTATGATCGCACTTCACTTTAAGGAGGGTTGTAGATGATGACGAAGCAACGAATCGGCAGATTCGACTATTCAAAACTAAATTTCGAAACAGCCGTAGAGGTTCCACTTTTTGGTAGAACCACAAGACTGGCGCAACAGACGGTTCACGAATATTGTCGAAGACATAAATTAAAGGTGGTCACGAAAGTTGTTGATGGGAAGTTGTACGCGATTCTTTCGGAGTAGTATCAATGAAAAAATATAATAAGAATTTCAAGCCAGAAACTAGCGCAGAGATAAGCACGTTTTTAACTAACACATGCATAGGTGACGCTGCGACCCAGGTTGCGATGAATAGACAGTTTCCTATTGAGACGGCACATTTAGCTGCTTTGTGCGTGGCGAGTCAGGCCGCTAGTGTGGCTTACTGCGTAGAAGCGAATGGGAAAAGAATGCCTATTGGTTTGTACTGTTTAGGTGAGCAACCACCTGGAAGCGCTAAAACGTCAGCCGTTGAAGACCTGCAAGGTGGAATAATGGAGGCAGTGTCCGAAGTAAACAAGAAAAGAAAGGAGATTTTGAAGAAGATTGCAGAATCAGAACAGGATAACAAAGGGAAGCTTAATCCTCAGGAAATTGAGGATATGGAAAGAAACCATATTATAAAAGCACCAATGACAGACGTTACCGCTGAGTCCATCGATAAAAACCTAACTCAAAGTAAAGGTTGGTTTATGCTGGCAAGTACGGAAAAGGCTCTTATTGGATCTCTTATTTCTGGGAACTACAGTGACGGAAAATCAAACAAGGATATCTTACTTAAAGGGTTTAACGGAGAGTGGCACGCTTCAGACCGTGTTACTCGAAATGGATTTTACGGTAGGCCTCATGGAAGCATGCTGGCAATTAGCCAAGAAGGAACGATTGATGAAGTTTTGAAAAGCTCATCTGGTTCTGGTCTTTGTGAGCGATTCCTGATGATTCTTGAAGGCAACATGATGGGATTCAGGGACCCTTACAAGTATGGCGGTGATACTGGAAAGATTCGTCATTTTAACAACGTGACAAAGTTACTGTTCTCTAACGTTACTGATATGGATATCGACAATATGAAGTCGGTAAAAATAAGTAAAGAAGCTCATAAGATGGTTATAGACCAAATGGCAGATATTGAACCAAGGCTTGCCGATGGTGAAAAATATGCGACTACAATGTTTCGTGGTATTTGGTCAAAAATGCACACCCAAATGTTTAAGATTGCAGCAACTATCCACCTAATGGAAAGTAAGACCGAGCTTGAAGAGATAAGCGGTGAGACAATGGCTTTATCGATTTCAGTTGTTAAAACAATACTTAGAGGGATGATTGAGTTATGCGAGGTTAAGGGAATATCAGGCAAAAACGTAGAGCTATCTGCGCTTGAGGATTATATGGAGAGGAATGCAAAAGGCATATCAGGAAAAACATTGCGCCAAATAAAAGACAACCTTGGAAGACAGGAAGTTTTCAAGCAACACGGCAAGTCAAAGATCCAAAAAATAGAAACAGCTGTGTCTACCCTTTGCTCTAATGGGGTGATAGAGAGACGCATAAACGGAACAAGAGAAACCTATATTTACAGGGGTTAGCAATGGCTGATTACAGAGAATTTGAGCATTTGTTACTTGGTCAATGGCATGACGTTTTATCAATGTACGGAATCGATGTTCCGCAGATGAAGGGTAAGAACTCAGTTAATTATCCTTGCCCATTATGCGGAGGTGATGACAGGGCGCACTGGCGAGAAGAAGAGGGGAGACTTGCTTTGTTTTGTCGTAACTGTGCTTACGAATCTATGAAGTCACCAGAGCAAGTGATAATGGAGGCAACTGGAATAGAGTTTCATGAGATGTGCAACAACCTTGCTGAGTTTTGCAACCACCAGCAACCAGAAGACATAAAAAAAGCGCAGAATAGAGCAAAGTCTAATCCTGCGCGTAACTTACCAAAAGACCACAAACAAGATCATGAGTTGTCTTTGAAGTTAATAAGCCAGTTAAAAGTTGTAGCAACACACCCAATACTAAAGCGAAATAGTGTCGAGCATCCTAATAATATCCTATGCCGAGACGAAAAAGCAATCTATATGCCTATGGCAAACGAAAACGATTCTGTTGTTAACGTTGTCAAATTGGATCAAAACCTAAATGTAAGCTTTCTTGCTGGTGGAATCTCCTACGCTTCATGGTATGCAATAGAAGTTTGTGATGTTCGTCAAACTTCAGGCATCGCATGGTGTACAAACCTTGTGGAAGGGCTGCATCATTACTGGAAAACCGGGCAAGAAACGAGAGTTACATTTGGTGTTTACAACACCATATTTATGATTAACAACGGAATCACCAAGGAATCAGATACGTTCATTTGTGGTTATGGCGAACAGGAGTTATTAGGGGTTTAATATGCAAGATATATTCGAAGGCTATCCAGTGAAAACTTATGGGAAGATAACAACTAGGCCATATCAACAGGCGGCAATTGACGCAGTTATTGAACATGTGAAACAAAGTAACGACCCGTCAATTGTTAGCGCTAGCGTGGGCTCTGGGAAAACAATTGTTATAGCTGCATTATCAAAGCACGTAAGCGATAAAAGTGGAAAGGTTTTAGTTCTTAGTCGTCAAGGTGAAATTATATCTCAAGATGCGGAAGATTGTTGGCTTGCTGAGTGTAGAAACTCACTGTACAGCGCTTCACTAGGCGTAAAGTCTGTTGTTTATCCGGTGATATTGGGAACTGAGGGAACGGTTGCCAAGTCTTTGGAGCAAGACAACAAATACATAAGTGGAGATTCTGAGTCACCAAGTAAACTATTTAACTTTGTTGCCGATCTAATACTCATTGATGAGGCTCACATGGTTGATTTTGAGACAGACGACAGCCAGTACATGAAAATCATAACGGAAATGCAGCGAAGAAACCCAAAGGTAAAAATCGTTGGCCTTACAGGAACGCCTTATCGAGGTATAAAACCGATTATTGGTGAGCATGAGTCGTACTTCTGGCGCAAAAAACTCACAGACATAAGCACAGAATATTTGACGCAAAAGGGATATCTGGTTCCTTGCAAGTTTGGTTTTGGTGACGATGAAACCAGCTACAACTTAGATGAGTTCAAATCGGAAGGTGAGGAAGGTTGCCAAGACTACACGGCCGAACAATTGCGCCAAATGGAAAAACTGATGATTGAGGCAGAAACCACAACGGAAAAAATCATGATTGAGGTAATGCACAAGACCCAAAACAGGAATTGTGTGTTAATTACTGGCGCAGGTAAAAAGCATTTAAAAGAGGCTGCTAGATTCCTGCCAAAAGGTAGCTATGCGATCGTTACGGAGGATATGGGTGCAAGACTTCGCAAAAAGGCACTAAAAGATGCTTTTGACGGAAAAATAAAATACCTCCTTCAAGTTGGATGTTTAACGACTGGGGTAAATATTCCACTAATAGATACAGTCGTGATACTACGCAAGATTGGCTCCCTTACATTACTTGTTCAACTTATAGGTAGAGGATTGAGGTTACTTAAAGACTTTCAGGCTGATTCTGGAATCAAAAAGGACGACTGCTTAGTCCTTGACTACAGCGACACGCTAAACGAACTAAAAGACCTTTATGACAACCCAATACTAGAAGAGGCTGATTTTTCAAAAGCAAAAGACGAAAATGATTTGATTCAGTGCCCTAAATGCGGAACTGAAAATAGCATCCATGCAGTACGATGCCGAAATATTGATAACAATGGTGAGAGGTGCGATTTTTTCTGGAAGTCACGAACCTGTGAGGATTTCTATGTTAACGGGGTATTGAAACAATCAGGTTGCGGAGCTGAAAACGCGCCAACAGCCAGAAGTTGTCGAATTTGCAACAACACACTAATTGATCCAAATGAAAACTTATCAAGAAAGCACTACAGCAACACAGAGTTCAAGCCCGTTATGCAATTCAAAATGACACCATGCAAAAACGACGGTGTACTTTGTCAATGGCACTTGCCGAATGATGAAGTTGCAAAGATGTTTTTTACTCCATTCAGTGAAAATCAGGTGGCAAAAAGAATTTGGTACAACAACTTTGTTAAAAAGTTTGCCAATACTCCAGCGCTAAAGAAATCAGTTAGACAATGCAGAAATGCCGGAGAGTTGTGTCAGATGGAGACATTGTTAGACACAGCAAGCGCAATTACTCACAGAATCGGATCAGGTGATAAAAGCGTAGTATCAAAAGTTATATACAAAGAACAATAATGATAAGCGCGTCACGGTTTTAGCTATCGTGATGCGCAATAATAGCAACACCAACAAAGCGGAGTATAAAAATGAAAGTTAAACAGTACGAAGAAGGCGTTGAGCTTAAAGGTTACATTTCTGGAATGCCTGATAATGTGTATCACTCAACCGAGGGTTTTACGTCAAAATCTTCACTGCATAAATTCTCACAAACAACGCCATTCAGGTTCTTTAACGAAGAAAAGAAATCACCATCAAGAGCAATGCAAATTGGATCTGCCTTGCACGCAATGGTATTGGAGCCTGATAAGTTTGATAAGGAATATGTCTTGTTGCCAGAGATTGCAGACAGACGACAGCCTGAATACAAACAAGCAAAGAAAGCGCTTGGTGAAGAATTTGTATTTGTATCTGGAGAAGCTAAAAACCTTAAAGGTATGTTTGACTCATTAATGTCAAACGATAAAGCAAAAGAGCTGTTATCGCTTGATGGGTGGAACGAGGTAAGCGGATTTCACACAGATAAAGAAACAGGCGTTAATATTCGCCACAGATTCGATAGGCTAACAAAGTGCGGTTACGCTGTAGATCTTAAAAAAACTCAATCAGTGAAGCCAGAAGAGCTATCAAAGACGATATTTAACTTCGGGTATCACTGGCAAGATGCGCTGTATAGCGACTCGCACAAAGCGATAGAAGGCGATGAGCTAAAAGGATTTTACTTTATTTTTGTTGAAGAAACCTACCCTCATGAGGTTGCCGTTGTTTACATTGACGACATTTCAAAGCAAATAGGCCGCGACGAGTACAAAGTTGCACTGAAAGAATACTCTTTAGCAATTAAAAACCGTGACCAAGTTCACAACAACAATCCTGCGCAAATGGTATCTTTACCTGAGTGGGTTTTACGTCAATACGACGATTTTATTTAAGGAGAAATTCAAATGGCAGACATTAGAGAGGCAATGCAAGCCAAAAGCGACCAGCTAAATGCACAAGATATCATTGGTTATGAGCCAGTTTTATTAATTACTAACGTGGTTGTTACAAGAGGAGACCAGCCAGTTTCTGTTCACTATCACGGCGATAACGGACGACCTTGGAAGCCAAGCAAAGGCATGCTTCGTGGACTATCAGCAGGATGGGGTCCAGAAACAGACAACTGGATTGGTAAGTCAGTTCGTGTTTATAACGATGAGACAGTTAAGTGGGCTGGCAAAGAAGTTGGCGGAATTCGAATCAGAGAAATGTCACATATTAAAGAAACTGGCATCAAGTACATGCTTCGAGAGAGCCGTCAAAAAGTAACTGAATTTTTTATCGGATGCTTTACTCCAGAAGTTAAGACTTATCCAGACGCGGCATTTAACAAAAACCTTCCAGTCATGATTGACAAGATGAACAGCGGGGAAATGACAATTCAGCAGGTCATTGCGCATTGTCAGAAAACAGGCGGAAATCTGACAGATGAACAGCTGAATCAACTAGAAATGCACGCACCAACAGACGAAAATTAATCAACAGGGTGGTATAATTGCCACCCACTAAAAATAAGGGTAGAAAATGGCATCACGCGGAGTTAACAAAGTAATTATCGTTGGCAATCTTGGTAATGACCCAGAGGTTAAATACATGCCAAGCGGATCAGCAGTAGCAAACCTAACCGTTGCAACATCTGAGTCATGGAAAGACAAGAACACAGGAGAACAAAAGGAAAAAACAGAATGGCATCGTGTTGCAATTTTTGGGAAGCTTGCAGAAATTGCAGGTGAATACCTACGCAAAGGATCGCAAGTTTATCTTGAAGGTCAATTGCAGACTAGAAAGTGGCAAGACCAACAAGGGCAAGACCGATACACCACCGAAGTTGTCATTCAGGGATTTAATGGTGTAATGCAAATGCTTGGTGGTAAACAAGGTGGTCAACAGCAGGAGGGATGGGGACAGCCACAGCAACCAGCTCAACAACAGCAACAACAGCAACAGCAACAGCAGTACAATGAGCCGCCTAAAGATTTTAATGATGACATCCCGTTTTAAATCAAAAACTTACAAGCCCCGAAAGGGGCTTTTTGATAGGTGATAAATGAAATTCAACAAAGATATACCAGTATTCGGAGATGCTTCATATAGGGGCGAATGCAAAAAAGAAGATCTAGAGGCTATGGATTTTTACTCATGGCTTAAATTCAATCATCCAGAGCACGCAGATTTTTACATACACCCAAAAGCAGAAGGAAAACGAACATACGGGCAGATAAATTACGAAAAGAGAACAGGCGGAATACCAACATCAACGCCAGATGGGTTAATAATGCACGCAATACCATTCTGTGTTGAGCTAAAGCGTAAGGACCACACAAAAAGCAAGTGGCAGGATGGACAGCAAGACAAACTTATTGGTTTATCTAAAAGAGGCTGCTTTATCGGTGTTGCTCTTGGCGCGGATGGGATGAAGGAGGCTTTTTTAAAATGGCTAGAAATTATAAACCGTCAATAGCTCTTCCAGCGCTTTGTCATGATGATGATAAGCAATGGATAGAGTCTGTGCTTATGCCGCTATCAGAGCAGCACAGAGAGCAGGCAAGGAAGGCTTACAATGATGTATTTTACCAAGAAAGAGAGTACGAGGAAGTTGAGCATAAAAAACTAAACAAGGCACGTCATGAGGCAAATGTAAGATTGAGAGTTTTTCAATCAAAATGCCTGGAAAGTTACGTTTCAGCAACCGCAAAAGAAAGACGGGTGCAACAAAAAGAATCAGGTTTTAATTGGTAAACCGTGACCGCCATCACATACAGATGCGCGGTCTTTTTGTATATTAAGCTCATACCAAGACAAAAGGAAACGCAGCAATGAGCAAGTTGATTAAGTTTAAAGAGGCGAATCTGGCCAAGTTAGAAAAGAAATGGGGCGAAGTTAATCAGGAAGAATACACGCCTAATTACGCGCTAGCGCGTAACGCTGGTTTTACCCATTTCGTAGCAAGTGAGTTTGTTAATCATAACAACCAAAGTGGGGAGTATGTGAATGTCTGAACTAATCAAATGCAGCAAGCCGCCAGTTAACGGCAATATCTGCGAGAAGTTTATAGCCATTGACGGCAAGTTAAACAAAATGACTGGCGTTTGGAGTGATGAATTAAACTCTTTCATTGTTGAGGGAACAAAAGCAAAGCTTGAATACAGCTACCTTGAAACGTGCTATGAATTGTTTATTTGGGTGAAGTATGAAAAGTAAAATGAACATGGTAAAGCTTTTCTTGATTTGCCACCCAAAGGAAAGAAAGGCTTTCGCAATCGCTGCAATGCTAGGTTGCAGCGAAAGGACAGTTAGAAAGGCCATGCGCGAGCTTAATATCACGCCAATCAAACGACCAAAGGACTGTATCGGATGAAAGAACTAATAGGCGGCAAGTTTTACACCGTGCAAGAGCTTTGTGACTTACTTTGCATAAAACCAAACACGGTAACTGGGAAGTTAAAGCGAATTGCCAAGAAAGAAAACAAGCGCATCCAGATTAAAACGTACATGAATAACGATGCTGTGTGCGTTAAGTATCGACTAGCAAACAAACCATACACAGAAGCGCATGAATGCTGTGACCCAGACCACAAAAGCAACATTACATGGTCGCAAATTAACGAGTATGGCGCTAGATTAAGTAACACGGCGTATGACAACCTTTGTATTTTATTCGAGCTTAGGGGTGCATACAGAAAGCTTTCTGATTTAGCTAACGACGGAGTTAAAAATCCAACCAAGGCGCTAAATGTGCTAGAGGCGCAAGGTTTCATTATCCACCGCCGTAATAGCAAGCAGAATCGAGAGGTTAAGCTAATCGGAGTTAAGCAGAAGAAAATTGTTACCAAATCCGACGCTTTGCCACAAACTAACATGAAATTGATTAATGAGGTTTTTAGATGAAAAACTCAGATATGCCAGCAATGCCACAATCCTGCACAGAAATGGGATACCCGTGCAATTGGGGTAATGGTGAGTCGCAAGTGCCAATGGGTTTAACCAAGCGTGAAATGTTTGCTATGCATATGTCAGGACACATCTTGATGTCACTTAACCACGGCGCAGCAAACGGAGAGTGGAGTTACCCAAGCTTTGAAGAGTTGGCCAGTCAATCAGCCCAATACGCCGACGCACTTCTAAAGGAACTAGAAAAATGAAAGCAGCAATTAACACACTAAGCGTATTTGTGTATATCGGTGTTATCGCTGGTGCATTTTATGGGGGTTGGTGATGAATAAAAAAGAAGGCTTAGTTATTTCTGAACTGCTAACTAAGCAGCAAGCTGTCGCTCTAATTAAAGCTTGCTTATCAGAAGTTGGTACCACAAGCCATAAAAGAAACGAGTCAGACAGAAAGCGAAATAGAAATGAGAGGTGGCGATAATGGCACGTTATAGATTCTGTCGCAATTATCACGACTACAAAAAGAATCAAGTTGTAGAAGGGATGATGATTGATGGCGAAACTGTTATGATTAAAACGCCCTATAACACGGGTTATGTATCAACAATTGAGCCGGTGTTTTTAGGCTCACAACGTTTATTGGTAAAGGTGAAATGATGGGTGATTTAACAAAGAATATAAGCCGGCATGAGTTACGATGTAAGTGTGGCGAGTGTGACTTCCAAAGTATGGACTTTGAAACAATCAACGTAGTGCAAGAAGCTTGTGACCACTTCGCAGAAAAGCTTGGTGTTGATAAGGTTACTCTATCCATCAACTCTGCTCACCGATGTTTTAACCACAACAAAAACGTTGGCAGCACAGATAAAAGCCAACATCCACGCGGCAATGCTATGGATATCAAAATCTCTCACGTATCACCAAAAGATTTGTACCTGTACCTTGATTCTGAGTATCCAGACAAGTACGGAATCGGCATGTACAGCTCATTTACACACATAGACACAAGGAGTTATAAAGCACGATGGGGTTATTAATGATTGCACTAATCACACCGTACAAACTGCAAGTTAACCAATATGTATTTTTAGGGAGAGTATTATGAAGAAACCAACTATCAGTAAAAAAATTGTCGCTGCTGTAGTGGCGCTACTGGCAGCAATCGCGGGCGTCTACGGGTTTAACGTAACACAACCAATTCAGGACGCAGCCGTCGAGGGCGCTTGCTCGACCGTTGTAGAGTGCCAGGAATGACTGAGCTACTACTAGGCGCGCTGCTAATCGCTTTGTGTGCCTTGTTCTCATTTTTTAACCTATGGCGTAAAGAGCGTAATAGCCGAAAGGATATAGAAGAGAAGGTGCGTGCGCATGAAGAGCTCCAACGCATTAACGATGACATTGATAATGGCGACGATGTGTATCTCTCTGAGCAGTTGCGCAAGCATACCCGCGATCTGTGAAGTGATTAAGCCAGTAACGGTATCTAAAGAAGATGTACTAACCAGGCAAACCAAGGAGGAGATTGTGCGTAATAACCTATTAATCGAACGAATCTGTAACGTTAACTAAGGTGGTGTGTATCTCCTACTGCGAGGTTAAGCAGTTTTGGCTTGGCAATGTCGATTGATATAGCCAGCAACGCGAGTCATAGCGCACCCGACAGCTATATCTTGCATTTAGTGGAACAGGTCGTTTGTTTGTTATTCACTATTACCACGCCCGCTCTATGCGGGTTTTTGTTTTTCTGTGAAGCGCGTCACGGTAATCAATCCAATGCGGCGCTATTATTAACCCATCCAATCAGCTAGGAGTAACCGAATTGAGTGGTAAAGTAAAAGGTAAACGCAAAGGCAGTACGCCTCCAGTTAAGAAGCCACGCTGCCGAAGTCGACATGAGCGATTACGTAAGATGGCAAAGTGGCAAGCGAATGTTTTAAATAGAATGGAGTTAGTTAGATGAAGTTAGACGAGTACCAACAAAAAGCAATGACGTTCGCCAAGTTTTCAAGCTTGGACTATCCATTCGCAGGGTTGGCTGAAGAAACTGGAGAGGTTTTAGGTAAGTTAGCAAAGGCGCAGCGAAAGTGGGAAATGTGCCAAGAGTCGGTATTGGAAAACATCCAATATGGCGATGAAGGATTCATGAGCGAGCGTGAAATCCAACTATACTCCGACTTAAAGAAAGAGCTTGGTGATTGCCTTTGGATGCTTGCAGCTTGTGCCTCGAATCTCAATATGTCACTTGAGGATGTGGCTAAATCAAATATAGATAAACTTTCTGACCGCGATGAGCGTGGCGTTATTTGTGGTGAAGGGGATAACCGATGAAAGAATTCTTAAAAAATCACCGTGCACAATGCGCAAAGACAGCTAGAGACTTAGGTTTCTGGTGGCCAAATCGCAACGAAGACCTAATGGAGAGCTAAACCCATGCTAACGGAATTAGAAGTATCAACATTGCACCGATTAGCTAACGGACAGCTAGTGAAGCAAGTGGCTGATTCTGATTCCGTTAGTCACTCGTGCATTGATAAGCGCATAAGCAACATCAAGCGCAAGCTAAACGCAAAAACGCTGTGTGAGTGCATATACAAGGCATCTAAAGCGGGTATCATCTGTTTACTGCTAACAACAACTAGTGCACTAGAGATTGAGCTAGCAATTAACCCAGACTTTACCGATGCAGATATTCAGCGTAGATTCTCGCGTCGCATCAAGCGTAAATCAGAGTCCGATTATAGTCTTTAATTCTGGAAAGTAAGTTGCAAGCAATCCAAAAGCTACGGAGCAAATCAACGCCCATTTTGCAATTTGCTTTTCATTGTTTGCAATTTTCAAATCGTGGTTATCAACGCGCTTTTCGATGTTAGATATTCGATTGTGAACGTTAGCTAGTTTCTCTGTCACATCAACCAGCCTATCTAATTGTTTTTCTTGGTGTAACTGACTTTGCTCAACTCTAGCTAGTCGCTCGTTAACTTCTGACATTATCGCACTCATAATAAAAACCCCATAATAACAGTATTGTACATTGTCATTATGGGGCTTTGCAAAGTTAGTGCCTAGATGGGGTTTTGTGTAACACGGCTATCAAATAGTTGAAAGCCGCGTATGGGTTAATGGGGTTGTTGGGCTAGGTGTTAAAATAGACTGATAGAGAAAAGCCCCGTAATGGGGCTTTTATTGCTTATATTCGGCTTCTTATATTCAATCTTCGTTCATTACTGTTTACTTTTAACCCCTTACATCACAAGTGTAAGGGGCAGTTTATTGTAAATCTAGTA